CAATGACCATGTTAAAAAGGAGGAAATTATGGAGAAGATTCAATTTGATTCCGGTGTCCGCAGTTACCGCATCAACGGTGCCGGTATTCTGCGCTTTCATCCCGGCGATCCCAACCTGTATGCCCGGTTTCGGGAGGCAGAGGAGAAGCTGAAGGCGGTGGAAGAAGAACTGACCCGACAGGCAGAAAATGCAGAAGGCGCAGATATCGTGAAGCTGATGACGCGGGCCGATGAACAGATGAAGGGGATCCTCAACTGGGTCTTCGGCGCGGACAATGATTTTCACAAGCTGCTGGGCGGTGTGAATCTGCTGGCTGTGGCGGAGAATGGGGAGCGTGTGGTCACCAATCTATTTGAAGCACTGGAGCCTGTGCTGGTGGAGGGCGCAAAGCGCTGTGCAGGCGATGTGGCGGCCAGAAGCCGCGGCAAGGTATGACCGGCTGGGAACTTCCGAAAACGGCAACCATTGGCGGCAAGATCTATGATCTGCACACGGATTACCGGGAGATCTTGAAAATTTTCTCCTGGCTGCAGGAGGAATCCTACCCGGAGTTTCTCCGGTGGCGGATCGCCCTGGCCCTTTTTTATGAGCAGGAGATCCCGGACGGAGACTTTCCCGAGGCGGCGGAGTATTTCCGGTGGTTCATCTGCTGCGGACAGGAGGAAGAAAAAGATCCCGGCCCCCAGCTTTTAGACTGGGAGGCCGATGCCCAGGTGATCGTGGCGGATGTGAACAAGGTGGCGGGACAGGAGATCCGGTCCCTTCCTTATCTGCACTGGTGGACGTTTCTGGGATGGTTTCATAGTATCGGCGAGGGAACCCTTTCCACGCTGGTTGGGATCCGGGATAAACTGCGCCGGGGCAAAAAACTGGAAGACTGGGAAAAGGAATACTACCGACGCAACAAGCAGCAGGTAACGATGCGCAAAAAATACTCCGCCAGCGAACTGGCGGAGCAGGAGCGATTGCAGAGAGTATTAGGTTAGCCGGGTATCCATTTCCGGCCGCAGGCGGTACATTTCATCATAGGCTTTTTGCTGCCGCAGAAACCCAGGAAAATACCGAAACCCGGAATGAGGAAAAAACCCAGAATACCAAGACCCCAGCGGAAGCCTCTCTTGGTGCGGGTGATCTGACTACTGCAGCATTTGGGGCAGCTGATGGCAGGCTGATAGGGCATTTGCTGGACGGGAATGTACACCGGCTGCACCATTGGCTGTGGCGGCTGCTGGGGAACAGCCGTACCATTCAGGCTGCGGCCGCAGACGGAGCAAAAATTACCCGCGGAATAGGCACCGCAGGCGTTGCAGCGGATCCCAACAGGACGAGGAGGCAGTTTGCCACCGCAGTGGGTGCAAATACCGCTTTCCGGATAATCGGTGATCTCCACACCACAATAACTACAACGCATAACCATTCCTCCTTTTCTTTTTACTATAAAGGATAGGTGAAATAATTGCAAGATAATAATTGTTTTATGCTTGCCATCATAAAGCAGATGGAGGTGAAATTGTGACACAGAGCAATGGAATTGTAGACATTAAAATCAATACTAAATTGCTCGAGATTGGATCCAAAGCGGCTACAGCAGCCTTAACGGGACTTGAACAGGTGCTTTCCTCCGTTGCAGCAGGGGTAAAGGATGCGTTCTCTATTGGCGGTTTCGAGGATTACAAAAAAACGGTGACCCGGTTCGGCAAGGAACTGGCGGACGCGCTGCTGACTCTGCAGCTGTCTTTTGGAAGAATGAAGTATGCCATTGCCGAAGCGGTGGCACCCATTGCATCGGTGTTTGTTCCGATGATCAATTCTGCCATTCAGGCGGTGATCCGGTTTGCAAACGTGGTGGGACAGTTCCTGCGGGGAGTCCTGGCAGGCATCACCGGTAACAAGGGGCTGACAAGCTCTGCGGAAGAGGCCACAAGATCTGAAATCAAGCTGGGTTCTGCTGCAAAGGCAGCCGCCAAGACAGTGAAGCGAAGCCTGGCCGGCTTTGACCAGCTGGAACGGCTGAATCAACCCGCCCGTTCCGGCTCCGGTGGCGGAGGTGGCGGCAGTATGGATATCTGGGGCGGCTTTGCTCCGGATCCCATTTCACCTCAGGTCCAGGCACTGGTGGACAAAGTGCTGGCTGTTCTGGCACCGCTGATGGCCATCGACCTGAGTCCCCTGCGGCTGGCCCTGCAGACCCTGTGGACGGCCTTTCAAAAGCTGGCAGCGGTGGCAGGAGAGGCCCTGAACTTCCTGTGGTACGAGTTGTTGACGCCCTTTGCTGCCTGGATCCTGGAGGTGCTGGCACCGGTGCTGACGGAGACCTTCGCCGCCGGTTTGGGACTGGTGACCGCTGCGATCACACCCTTGGTGGAGGGCATCCGGATCCTCTGGGAGGCGCTGAAACCGGTGGTCGATTATATCGGCCAGGCGGTGGTTACCGCACTGCAGAACTGGCAGCAGCGATTCGAACTTTTAGCGGGGGTCTTTCAGCAGAAGCAGCCTGTCATCGTGGGGATCTTCCAGAACATTGCCCAGATGGCGACACAGATGTGGACGCTGATCGGCCCGGTGCTGACGGCTCTGGGCAATCACTTCAGCACTGTTTTCGGCATTGTCTCCCAGACGGTGGGCACTGCCGTGGGGTACATTCTGGACATGCTCTATGGATTGTCAGAATTTTTGTCCGGTGCCTTTTCCGGAAACTGGCAGAAGGCCTGGGAGGGCATAAGGCTCTTTCTGAAAAGTGCTGTCAACGGCGTGATCACCCTGCTCAACAGCATGGTATCCCGATTGGTTGCCGCACTGAATGCCGTGGTTCGGGCAGCCAACAAGCTGTCCTTCACGGTACCGGAGTGGGTGCCTGTGATCGGCAATAAGCACTTTGGCGTGAATCTGCCCACGGTGTCCACCCCCAAGATCCCTTACCTGGCCCAGGGCGCGGTACTGCCTGCGGGCAAGCCCTTCCTGGCCATGGTGGGCGACCAGAAACACGGCACCAATATCGAAGCACCTCTGTCCACCATTCAGGAGGCTGTGGCACTGGTGATGGAGGACCAGACCGGTGCCATCCTGCGGGGCTTTGAGGCATCCGTGGGCATTCAGAAAGAGATCCTGGAGGCCGTTCTGGGTATCCGGATCGGCGATGAGGTGCTGGGCCGGGCAGTGGACCGCTATCACCGGCGCATGGCGGTCATTCATGGAGGTTTTTGATGAAATTTTTTGAAGAATACAAAATTAACGGGTCCCCACTGCTGGTGCCGGATGCAGATGTGGAGCTGACGCTGACGGACCTGGATTCCGGCAGTGCCGGACGGGATGAGAGTGGCGTCATGCACCGTATCCGGGTACGTAAGCGGGTAAAGACCTGGGCCTTTCAGTATTTTGCTTTAAGCCGGGATGAGTTCCGGTATATGGAAAACCTCCTCTCCCAAAACGCCACATTCGCGTTTTCCTATCAGGATACGGACGGCACGGAAAAGACCTGTAAGGCTTACTGCTCCAATACGGGGCTGACTTACCAGAACGCCAAGCTGGGCCTGTACCGAAACTATAAGTTCACGGTCATCGAATGTTAGGAGGGGAGATATGTACAGACATTTACTGATCCTTCCCGATGGCACGGAACTGTTTTCCGGTCAGGAGCAGGAAAACGCGCTGCAGTCTGTTACGGTTACCCGGTCAGTCAACACCGGAGAAGAACTGACCTTAGGTTCTGTCTGTGCCGGTGAACTGCAGGCGGAGCTGATCACCCCCTATGGCGGCCTGTCTCTGGCCGCCGGGGACAGGATCATTCTCTATCGGGTGGACGAAGAAAGCAACCGGCAGCAGCTGGGTGTGTTTTATTTGGAGAAGCCGGAGCGAACCACATCCCATACCTTGACCCTGAAAGCCTACGATGGAGTCAGCCGGCTGGATAAAGATCTGACCGGGTGGCTGGCGGAATTGGACCAGTGGCCCTATTCCGTAGGGGAGTTTGCCGGGATGGTCTGCAACCAATGCGGCCTGACACTTGCGGAAGGAACGCTTCCCAATGGGGACTTCTATATCCGGCCTTTTGCCGGTGAGAATATCACCGGACGGCACTTGATGCAATGGCTGGGACAGATCACCGGCAGATTCTGCCGGGCAAGAGCAGACGGTACGCTGGAGTTTGCCTGGTATACCTCCAATGAAATGACCATCACTCCCGCAGAGGGGGAAGGCAGCGCCTTTTATTATCAGGGGGAACTGGAATACGCAGACTATGAGGTGGCTGCCGTAGAGAAGGTGCAGCTGCGGCAGAATGCGGAAGATGTGGGAACGGTCTACCCCGACGAAGCCGGGGAAAAGAACACCTATATCATTGAGAACAACCCTATGCTGGCTGCCCAGGACGGGGAAACACTGTTATCTGTTGCGCAGACCCTGTATGCCCAGCTGCAGGATGTGACCTATACCCCCTGCCATGTGGTGATCCCTGCTGCGCCGGGGATTTCTGCCGGAGATGTGATCACGATTACGGATGCAAACGGCAAAAGCATCACTGCCTGGGTGATGAAGAAAACATCCGATGGTCAGCGGGATACTCTGGAGTGCACCGGCAGCCACAGACGGGACAGTACCACCGCCATAAACAACCTGGGCTTCCGGGCCCTTTCCGGCAAGGTGCTGAATCTGAGGACAGATGTGGACGGCCTTAAAGTGGAGAACAAAGATGCGCGGGGAAAGCTGGCTGCCCTTGATCTGGATCTGGATGGCATCCGCAGCCGGGTGGTGAGCCAGGAGACAGCGGTGCAGGGCGTGACCGGCTTTGTCAGCAGTATGACGCAAACAGCCGAGAAGCTGCACCTGGAAGTGGAGACCATCCGGGAAAACGGCACAGGTAAGGTTAAGACCGGAACCGGCTACACCTTGGATGATAAGGGACTGCTGATCTCCCGTTCCGACTCGGACATGGAGAACCTGCTGGATCATACCGGCATGTATGTCCGCAGAAACGCAGAGATAATGCTACAGGCCAACAACCAGGGGATACAGACCCGGGATGTGACGGTCCGCAATTATCTGATTATGGGAGAAAATGCCCGCTTTGAGGATTACGGCAGTGACCGCACTGCCTGTTATTACATAGGATAAGGAGGATGCGATGTCAATCAGCGGAAGTTTTTACGGCACAACCGGTAATTCGGCTGTCAAGCCGAAAATCTCCTGGTCTGCCGTGGAGAGCATTGAGGGAAACTACTCTGATGTAACGGCCACACTGTCCTACTCCCGAACAGACAGCTACAAGACCTACGGTTATTGGGCGGGCAGCCTTACCATCAACGGGAATAAGAAATCTGTCAGCGGCAAGTATGTGGAGATCTCTAAAAACAGTAACACGGTGACTGTGACCCATACAGTGCGGGTTCCCCATAACGATGACGGTACGAAGTCGATCACGATCTCTGCTTCCGGCAGTATCTCCGGCACCACCTTGACCAAGACCACCATTTCCGCGTCTGTAGCGCTGGAAAACATTCCCCGTGCTGCCTCAGTGGCAGCTACGGATGCGGATATCGGCAGTGTCAGCATGGTGACCATTGGCAAGAAAAGTGACCTTTACACCTATACGGTGGCCTGGCAGTTTGGCAGTTTGCGGGGATATCTTTCGGACGATGGTTTGTCAGATGAAGCGGTGCAAGTGCGCGTGTCCAGCCTGGCTTTTGCCCTTCCGGAGCACTTTTATTATGAGATCCCGGACAAAGCTTCGGACCTGTGCACCTTGACTTGCACCACCTTTTTGGATGGTAGTCCCATCGGTTCAGCCCAGCAATGCTCCTTTACGGTTCGGGCGGATCCTGCCAGGTGCGGACCTGTGCTGCGTGTATCGGTAAAGGACATCGATCCTGCGGCAGTGGCACTGACGGGCGATCCGGACACGTTTATCCGGTATGTGTCTACGGCACAATGTACCCTGACGGCACAGGCCAGGTTTGGTGCAAGCATCATCCGGAAGAAGATCGCCGGGGAAACGGTCTTATCTGATACGCTGACTCTGGAAAAGGTGGATGCTGACTCCGTCCATTTCGCGGTCAGAGACAGCCGGGGGTATACGGCGGAAGAAACCGCAGACCTGGAACTGCTGCCGTATTTTACTCCGATCCTGCGGCTGAGCGCCGCAAGAACCGATGCGACCAGCGGCGATGCGGTGCTGCAGGCGGAAGGTAGCTTCTACCAAGGAATGTTCGGATCAACCGGCAACGATCTGCGGATGCAGTATCAGATCGGCGGCGGGACACCCGTTTCCCTGACACCGGAGGTGGAGGACGGTGCTTTTCGCCTTCGGGCAGTACTGCATGATCTGGACTACACCCAATCCTATCAGATCACTGTCACAGTGTCCGATGCCATCAGCAGTGTCAACGCCACTGCTATGATCAATCCGGGTATCCCCGTGTTTGACTGGAGCAAGGATGATTTTCAGTTCCATGTGCCGGTGATCGTGCAGGGCAAGGAACTGCTGAGCCTGGTGGAGGGGGTTTCCGATACCTGCGTCAGCAAGACGGGAGACACCATGTCCGGCAGCCTTGCCATGGGCGGCAACCGCATCACCGGCCTGGGGACGCCGGAAGCCGACGGCGATGCTGTCACCAAAGCCTACGCAGACAGTAAGATCGTTATTTGCAAGCTGTGGGAGAACGCAAGCCCCACAAGCAGCTTCGCGGCGCAGACACTAACCATGGACCTGTCGGCGTATGACGGCATGTCCATCCTTTATCACAATCAGACCGACGGTGCGTATTATCTCAGCACCGGCTTTATTCCCAAGGAAACGAAAAGTGTGCTGTGGTATGGGTATCAAAGCGGAAATCATTTCCACCGCCCGTTCATTGCCAATGACGATGGCGTGAGCTTTGAAAGCATCCAGTACAGTGGGGGAAGCAGCAGCGCCGGCTTTGGCATTCCTGCCGTCATTTACGGGATCAAGGGGGTGACGGCATGAGATACGCACTGAACCTTGCAGAGGACGGCCGTGTTTTGTCGGTGACCTTTGCCGGATACGCGCCGGATACGCATCCAATGGTGGAAGCCTTGCCGGAGGGGGATGTTTCGGAATATCGGTATGTGGACGGGGCATTTCTCCACGAACCCCAGCAGGAACAGGCGCAGCCGGAAGCAGCACCCACTCAGCTTGACCGGGTGGAGGCACAGGCATTTTATACAGCTATGATGACCGATACCCTACTGGAGGTGTAAGGAATGTTTGAGCGGATCAGAAGATGGTACCGCCTTGGCCTGTGGACAGAGGCGATGGTACAGACAGCAGCGGAAAAAGCTTTGCTGTCCCAGGAGGCGGTGGTCAGAATTCTGGAGAAGGAGGAAAGTAAGTGAGCAAGAAGATCTATATCAACCCCGGCCACTCCAATGTGGACCCCGGCGCGGTGGGGTTTGAAACCGAAAGGAAGCTGAATGTGAAGGCCGGCAGCTTCATGAATGCCCATCTGCTGGCGAATTACGAGTGTGTCACGAAGGTCACGGACGGCAAGGTCAACAGCACGGCTGTGGTTGCCGGGGAGGCCAACGATTGGGGTGCGGACCTGTTCGTATCCATTCATTTCAATGCCGGCGGCGGTGACGGTTATGAGGCACTGGTTTATAATGAAAACCGTGTGGCTCTGGGCAAGGTGTTCGATAAGCATGTGAAGGCAGCAGGTCAGAACAGCCGGGGCGTGAAGCTTCGGCCGGATCTGGCGGTGCTGCGGCTGACCAATATGCCTGCAGTGCTGAACGAAGGCGCCTTTGTGGACAACAAGAAGGACATTACCGATTGGAACGAGGACGTAGAACTGGAAAAGCTGGGCATCGCCTACGCTGAAGCTGCGGCTGAATGGCTGAAACTGG